GAAGCTCATCTGTGAAGTTCACGAAGAACTAAAAGTCATTACGGAAAATAATGAAGTAACAGGTGAAAAGAATTTCTTTCTTGAAGGTATTCTAATGCAGGGTAATCTGCAGAACAAGAATGGTCGCGTATATCCTACTGCTATTCTTGCTAAAGAAGTTGATCGTTATAATCGCGAATTCGTTCAGCAAAAACGAGCTCTTGGAGAACTAGGACATCCGTCTGGTCCTACGATTAATCTAGAACGTGTCTCACACATGATCATTGATCTTCATCAAGAAGGCGATAATTTCGTCGGTAAGGTTAAGATTATGGACACACCATACGGAAACATCGTAAAAAATCTTATGAAGGAAGGGGCCAAACTTGGTTTCTCTTCAAGAGGCATGGGTAGTCTCGTTAAAAAGAATGGAATCATGGAAGTACAAAATGATTTCTATTTGGCTACTGCTGCTGATATCGTTGCAGACCCATCTGCCCCTCAAGCACTCGCTAATGGGATCATGGAAGGTAAAGAATGGATTTGGGATAACGGAATTCTCGTAGAGAAAGAAGTCGAAGAAATCAAAGAAGAAATCGAAAAGGCATATGTTAGCGCAGCAGATCGCGAGACTGTATTGCTTAGCGCCTTTAATCGTTGGCTTAATAAATTCTAAATAGTGTCGTTTTTATAAATAAACTAGAAGTATCTTCTACAAACCCTGAGGGAGAATAATAATATGTCAGTTCAGGACACAAATGTCGATAAGCTCGACGTGCAAGAAGCAAAGAAAGCGAGCTACGGCGTTGAAGCTGAGGTCGCTGAACCTACTGGAGTTCGAGCCGCTATTCCAGGTGGTACTCAGAATACAGGTGATGCGTCTAACCCAACTCAGGGTTCAGGCATTAAGCCATACACTAAGGTTGGCATGATTAACTCAATGATTGGAGCTCTTTCAGGAATGAAGAAAGCAGAAGTATCCCAGATGTACGATAAGTTCAAGGGCGACTCAGCTAATCCAATGCAGGGTTCGTCTGTTAATCCAAAGCAGCGTTCAATCGGTGAAAACACAGAACAGAAACTTCCTCGTTTGACTGCTGCTGATCTTGACGTTTCCGATGACGTTAAGGCGATTTTCGCTGGAACAGAAGTTTCAGAGGAATTCATCACTAAGGCTACAGAAGTTTACACGTCTGCTGTCCTTTCTAAGATCAACGAACAAATCGAAACACTTGAGAATAAGTTCGATGATTCTCTAACAGAAGAAACAGCTACTATCAGCGAAGCTCTTGTAGAACGTGTTGATTCGTATCTTGACTATGTTGTTGAGAGCTGGATGGAAAACAATGCTGTTGCTATCGAGCGTGGTCTTAAGGCAGAAATTGTTGAGTCATTCATGTCTGGTCTTAAGGGTCTGTTCGAAGAACACTATATCGACATTCCAGATGATGCAGTTGCAGTAACAGAAGAACTTGCTGATCAAGTAGAAGTTCTTGAAGCTGCAATCAACGAAGAAATCGAAAAGAACGTTGAGCTTAGTGCTCAGATTAAAGAATTCGAACGCGCATTTGCGTTCGCAGAAGTTTCAGAAGGCCTGACAGATACGCAAGTTGCAAAGCTGCAGTCACTTTCTGAGTCCGTGGACTTCGAAGACGTTAAGACGTATGCGAAGAAAATCGGAACTCTTCGTGAGAGCTACTTCCCTTCAAAGTCTTCGGCCGGGACTTTGTCCGAAAGCGTAACTCTCGATGAGGAACCAGTGGGCGATGATTTCGTCGAAAAGCAGGTTCCGGTTGAAATGGCTGCCTACATGAGCGCGATTAGTCGCGGTATCAAAAAGTAATTTTTTAAGGAGAAATAAAATGCAATCTCTGAATGAGCAAATTCAGAAAAAGTGGCAGCCAGTTATGGAACATCCTGATCTGGCTCCAATCAAGGACGTCCACAAGCGTAGCGTAGTTGCCCAGCTTCTTGAAAATCAGGAAAAGGCTGCTCGTGAAGACGGTTTCGGTTCAGGCGGTTATCGCGCTCCAGGTCTCTTGGGCGAAGCTGCTCCAACAAACAGCATGGGTGCTTCTTCATCTACTGCTGCTGACGGTTCTATCGACACATTCGATCCAGTGCTTATCTCATTGGTTCGTCGTTCAATGCCTAACCTAATTGCGTATGATATCTGCGGCGTTCAGCCAATGACTGGTCCAACAGGACTTATCTTCGCAATGCGTTCACGCTATACTGATCAGACTGGTACAGAAGCTCTATTCAACGAAGCAAACACAACCTTCTCTGGTTCTGCTGCTGGTAATACTGCTTCACGTCGTGTTGTTGGTAACAACACAACTGGTCGTACTCAGTCTGGTAACGATCCAACTGGTCGTGCTTCAGCTGCTACAACTGGTTCCTATACTGTTTCGACTGGTATGGCCCGTTCTTCTGCAGAACGTCTAGGTGACGGAACTGCTGCTGGCGGTAACTTCCAGGAAATGGCATTCAGCATTGAGAAGGTTGCTGTTAGCGCAGTTAGCCGCGCTCTCAAGGCAGAATACACCATGGAACTTGCACAGGACTTGAAGGCAATTCATGGTCTTGACGCTGAAACTGAACTTTCAAACATCCTTGCTGCTGAAATCCTTTCGGAAATCAACCGTGAAGTTGTTCGTACAATCAACTATACCGCTTCTGCTGGTGCTCAGGAAAACGTAACAACTGCTGGTACGTTCAATCTTGACGTTGACTCAAACGGTCGTTGGATGGTAGAAAAGTTCAAGGGTCTATTGTTCCAGATTGAACGCGAAGCTAACCAAATTGCCAAGGCAACTCGTCGTGGTAAGGGTAACATCATGATCTGCGGATCTGACGTTGCTGCTGCTATGCAGATGGCTGGTGTTCTTGATTACACCCCAGCTCTTGCTAACAATCTAAACGTAGACGACACAGGAAATACTTTCGCTGGTGTGCTTAACGGACGTATCAAGGTCTATATCGACCCATACTTCTCTTCAGCTTCTGGTTCACAGTATTTCACTCTTGGTTATAAGGGTTCATCAGCATTCGACGCTGGTCTATTCTATTGCCCATATGTTCCTCTACAGATGGTTCGTGCTATTGGTCAGGATTCGTTCCAGCCAAAGATTGGCTTTAAGACTCGTTACGGAATGGTTGCAAACCCATTCGCAACATCTTCAGCCGACGGCGCTATCGGTGCTCCAAACACCAAGGGTTACAATGTGTACTACCGCTTCGTTGCGGTTACCAACCTTATGTAATCAAAACTTCCTTGATTCAAAAAGGAGGGAATACAAGACGGTTTCAAGCCGCAAACTGGGGGAGCGAAAGCTCCCCCTTTTTTATTGACTAAATAGTGTTATGAGCGCAGTAGACAATCAACCAACAAATCTAAATTTCCTTGGTCAGAACGGATTTCGCTTTTCAATAAAGCGTCTTCCAGGAGTAAACTATTTTTGTCAGGGAGCTTCTATTCCTTCTGTTTCTGTAGGTGCTATTGAAAGCCCTACTCCTTTTGCTTTTGTGCCTCGTCCAGGCGATCGTATCACATATTCTCCATTGGTTGTGAAGTTTAAAGTAGACGAAGATTTAAAGAACTACTTTGAGATTCAAAAGTGGATTGAAGGTATTGGGCATCCGGATGATCTTTCTCAGACTCGTAAATTGTCTCAAGATATTAACAATACACAAATAGCAGGAATGCGACAAGTAGGTTACTACACTACTTTTGTATCTGACGCAGTTCTTTCGGTTCTTACTAGCACCAAAAATGTTAATAAGAATATCTTTTTCTATGACTGCTTTCCGGTCGACTTAACCGAGCTTAGTTTTGAATCAACTAATACAACTATCGAGTATCTTGAGGCTAGTGCTACTTTCCGTTATCGTAAGTATCAGCTCGAAGAGTAATATGACCCCTTCGTAACAATTCATATTATATCGTATAAAACGTCATTCGTCAAGAATATAGTTCGTTCTTGACAATCTGTTCATATTATGGTACTATTGGAACATGAAATTAGAAGATATCTATGATATGTGGGAAAAAGACGCCAAGTACGATGACTTGGCGCTTGACGTTAATTCCCTAGCAATCTCATCCCTTCATGCCAAATATAATCGCTTACTAAGCGAAACGCGCAGTCAGCTTCGTAGTGCTATGATTAAGAAAAAGGCGCATTTCAATACTCTACGCGAATATTATCTAGGTAATTTAAATAATCCTGACGACTTAGAACGTATCAATCGTCCACCTTTTCTTAATAAAGTCCTTAAGAACGAAGTCAATAACTATATTGACGCTGATGGTGAGTTAGTACGTATCGACGAACGTATCGCGTTGCTTGAAGAAAAAGTTGAAGTCGTAATGGAAATTATGAAGTGTATTCACAAACGAGGTTACGACATTAAGTCTGCTATTGAATGGAGAAAATTTACGAATGGATTCTGACATCATTATCACAAAAGTGAATGAAGCATGGATCCGTATCGAAGGTAATGAAGGTATGATACGTGAGATCGCAGACTATCTCACGTTTGAAGTACCTGGTGCTAAGTTTTCTCCTAAGTTTAAGTCGCGTGTATGGGATGGTAAGATCCGTTTGCTTAACTCACGCAACAATCAGACATATGCTGGACTTGCTAAAGATATTCAGAAACTGTGTCAAGATCTTGATTTTAACTATAGTATCGCGCGCGAGCTCAACGAAACTGAGGAGTTTTCACTTGCAGAAGCTAAAGAATTTACATTATCATTGGGTCTCCCATTCGAAGCCCATGATCATCAATTACGCGCATTCGCTGTTGCGGTTAGGAATAGACGCTGTGTTCTGGTTTCCCCTACTGCTTCTGGTAAGTCTCTCATTATTTATGCGTTGACGAGGTACTATGATTCCCGTACTCTTATTGTTGTGCCAACTATTTCTTTGGTGCATCAGCTCTATTCTGATTTTGCCGATTATGGTTATCCTTCTGATAAGTTCGTCCATCGAATCTTTGGAGGCCAAGACAAACAAACAGATAAATCTATTGTTATCTCAACCTGGCAATCGGTTTACGAAATGGATAAAGCATTTTTCGAATCTTTTGACGTAGTAATTGGAGACGAAGCGCATTTGTTCAAAGCACAGTCGTTGACTAAAGTCATGACTAATATGGTCAACACGAAATATCGTTTTGGATTAACCGGGACATTAGATGGTACTCAAGTCAACGAGCTAGTGCTTACAGGTTTGTTTGGTCCAGCTGAAAAGATCATCACAACGAAAGAACTTATTGATAGTGGTAAGCTCGCGACTCTTAAAGTCAAGGTGCTTATGCTTAATCACCCTAACGAAGAATGCAAGAAACTAACAGGTGGAACGTATCAGGATGAAGTTAAGCACATTATTTCTTTTGAACCTCGCAATAAATTCATTCGTAATCTTGCTGTATCTCTCAGGGGGAATACACTAATTCTGTATGCCTACGTCGAAACTCATGGGCAAATCCTTTATGACATGATAAATGCGAAAGCTGAAAATCGTAAGGTGTTTTTTGTTCATGGTGGAGTAGATGGTGAAGAACGTGAATCTATTCGTGCTATTGTTGAGAAAGAAAACGATGCTATCATCGTTGCTTCTTACGGCACATTTAGCACCGGTATAAATATCAAGAATCTTCATAACGTGATATTCGCTAGTCCGACAAAAAGTCGCGTGCGCACGATGCAGTCAATAGGACGAGGGTTACGAATTTCTGATACGAAAGATAGTGTGACACTATTTGATATCGCTGATAATCTTTCTATAAACAATAAGAAAAACTACACGCTGAATCATCTTATAGAACGAGTGAAAATGTATAATAGTGAAGGTTTCCCGTACGAACTTCACACTATCAAGCTAAGGAGTGATAATGGATCAGGGCGAAGTTTATTTTCTGAAGATGAATAGTGGTGAAGATCTGCTATGCACTCTAGTGGGTGACGAAGAAGATCGTTTGTATGTCACTCAACCATATCGAGTTGAGATTATGCAAACGCCAGCAACGATGACTATGACTACGGCTATCATGCGTTGGATTCCATTCGAAAGTCTAATGGAACAAACTATTAGCATTGAAAAGAAAAACGTCTTGACATATATGTTAGTAGATGATATAGTTGCTAGTAAGTATATAAACACAATCAGCGAACAGGCTCGTAAAGAACGCGAAACTCAAGCAGAACGAATTGAACAGATACGATCAATGCTTATGGCTCAGGCTCTACAAAGAACTGCAAATAATTCAGGAACACTCCACTAATGAATGAACCAGTTAAACCTCCGAAGAAAAAAATTCATTACGTTAACAATAAAGAATTGTATGCGGCTATGGTCGAGTATAAGAAAATTGTTAATGAAGCTAAAGAAACTGGTAAGCAAAATCCTCGCATTCCAAATTATATCGGCGAGTGTATCATGAAGATTGCTACTCATTTGGCTTATCGTCCGAACTTCGCGAACTACACATTTCGCGAGGAAATGATTTCTGATGGAATCGAGAACTGTTTACTATATATCAACAATTTCAATCCAGACAAATATCAGAATCCATTTGCATACTTCACACAGATTATCTACTTCGCTTTCATTCGACGCATTCAGAAAGAAAAGAAACACTTGTACACGAAGTATGCTGCGATTGAGTATGCTAATATCATGGGCGAAACTTCTGATAATCAGACCGGTGATCGTAGTAACTATGATACTGATATCAAGTATGGTGAATGGTCGCAGGAGCAGATGGAAAAGTTCATGATGGATTTTGAAGTCAGCAAGAATATCAAGCGCGGTAAGAAAGTTACAGAAATTGTTGAACCTAAGGGTGAATAATGAAAATTGCTTTGATTACTGATACGCACTGGGGTGTGCGTAATGACCAGATAGCATTCCTCGACAACAACAAGAAATTCTTAGATGACATTTTCTTTCCGTATCTCGATACTCATGGCATTGACACTGTTATCCATCTCGGTGATTTGGTTGACCGTCGTAAATATCTTAATATCAATACAGCTAAACGCTTGCGTACAGATTTTCTCGACCCTATCCGAAACAGGAATTTAGATTTCCATATCCTCGTAGGTAATCACGACACATACTTTAAAAACACAAACAGCGTTAATGTTCTTCAGGAACTACTCGTAGATAAGTATCCTGATTTCAAGATCTATGATGAATATGCTAAGGTCGTGGAATTTGATGGTACTAAGATTATGATGTTGCCTTGGATATGTGATGAAAACAGAGATATCATTCTACAACAGATAGGATCAACTAATGCTCAAATCTGTATGGGACACTTGGAGCTTGCGGGTTTCGAAATGTATCGCGGTTCTCCAGTCAGCCACGGCGACGATCGTAGCCTTTTCGGTAGGTTCGATATGGTTCTTAGCGGTCACTATCATCACAAGTCTTCTGCTGGGAACATTCATTACCTTGGTAGCCATGCTGAGTTTACTTGGAGCGACTACGATGACCCTAAAGGATTCCATATCCTTGATACGGAAACTCGTGAATTGGCGTTCGTAGAAAATCCATATCGTATGTTTCGTAAGCTGTGGTATAATGATAAGAACTCTACGACCGAAGAATTGCTTGATCGTGATTGGGTTAAGTATTCGGGAGCTTATGTGAAGCTCATTGTGTCGAACAAAGATAATCCTATGAACTTCGATTTGTTCACGACGAAACTTTATGAAGCCAGTCCTCTTGAAGTTACCATCGTTGAAGATCATCGCAATATGGATACGATTAGCGAGGCTGACCTAGTTGATGAAGCCCAGGATACGCTGACTATCCTATCATCATACATCAAGACGATTGAGTCGAATGTTGATAATAATGATCTTGACAAACTCATGCGTTCATTATATACTGAAGCGTTGAATATGGAAACCTGATGATTCACTTTACCAAAGTCCGTTGGAAAAATTTCCTTTCTACTGGCAACGCATTCACTGAAATCCAGCTAGACAAGAATGACTCTACTCTTATCGTTGGTGAGAACGGTGCGGGTAAGTCTACGATGCTGGACGCAATCTGTTATGGACTCTACGGGAAACCATTCCGTAAGGTTAAGAAAGATCAGCTGATTAACTCAGTCAATGGGCGCGACGTAGTCATTGAGATTGAGTTTCGTACGCATGACCACAGCTATCTTGTTCGTCGTGGTATTAAACCTAATGTGTTTGAGATTCATGAAGACGGAGTACTGATAGACCAAGAAGCTGCTGTTCGCGACTATCAGGAAATGCTTGAAAAGAATATTCTCAAGCTCAGTATGAAATCTTTTACCCAGATAGTTATCCTGGGATCATCTTCGTTTGTTCCGTTCATGCAACTGACAACAAACGTGAGGCGTGAAGTCATCGAGGATCTGTTAGATATCCGCGTCTTTTCCTCGATGGCTCTACTGCTCAAGGATCGTGTAGCAACTAATCGTGAAGAGTATAAGCTCAACGAGCAAGCTATTCGTTATGCTCAGGATGCTATCAAGACACAAGAAAAGCTCCGTGCTGAAATTGATGAACAGCGCGAAAGTAAAATCGCAGATTATAACGTAAGCATCATGCGGAACGAAGAAAACTTGAATGTGTGTAATTCACGGATTGAAGAATATCAAGAAGAAATCAATAATCTACTAGAACAATGTGCTGACTATGATTCTACTGTAGCTCGTATTCATAAGATAGTTTCGCTTGAGCAAAATCTTGAGAGCAAGAAAAACAATGCGTCTAAGACAATCAAGTTCTACTCAGAAAACAATGAGTGTCCAACTTGCACGCAGCATATTGATCAAGCTATTAAGAGCGAAAAGATAGATGAAAAGAAAAACACTATCGAAGAAATTAAAGAAGCCCTTATCCGACTTAATGATGAACATAGGAAAGCAGAGCATCGTCACAGTGAGATCCGAGGGATACAGACTGATATTAGACGGCTACAAGCTGAAACGAATCGTTTTCAATCCTCAATTGAGTCCTATCAAAAAGAAATCGCTATTTGGAACAAAGAAATTTCCAATCTTAACAAAACGCAAAGAACCTTTACCGAATCCGCGATCGTTTCCGCCAAGCAAGAGCTTGATAAAGCACTTAGCTCTAAAGAACAAATTTTAACTGATAAAGAAATGTATGAACTTGCTACGGTGATCCTACGCGACTCAGGCATCAAGTCTCGTATCATCAAGCAATATATACCTGTCATAAATACCCTCGTTAATAAGTATCTAGCAGCTATGGATTTCTTCGTGAAGTTCGAACTCAACGAACAGTTCGAAGAAAAGATACTTTCGCGTCATCGTGATGATTTCACATACGAGTCATTCAGTGAAGGCGAAAAGATGCGTATCGACTTATCGCTTCTATTCACATGGCGTGCTATCGCTCGCATGAAAAATAGCGCCAGCACGAACCTTCTTATTCTTGATGAAGTATTTGATGCATCGCTTGATGCTAATGGTTGTGATGAGTTCTTAAAACTAATTCACGATGTGGAAAATACAAACATCTTTGTGATATCTCATTAGGGTGAAGTTC